GGAGGTGATGGATGCACCGGTCGCTGCAACGGAGGTGATAGATGCACCGGTCGCTGCAACAGCTGTTGAACAGGTACCGGCTGCTGCACCGGTAACGAATGAGGGAAAGACAGTTCCTTCTCGCACATCTTGGTTATGTTATTGTCAATAGGGCATCCTAGGGAGGTTGCCAATATAAATTGTTCTTTATAATTTTCAGAAGACATACGAATCTGTAAAAGGGATCCTTCTATCGATTGGTATTTTTCATGATCTATATATGTCTCTTCCCATGCATCATCCACTGTAGCAGGAGGAGCTGCTCGATGAATTGGTGTACATACTTCTACCAAAGGAGTTTCTTGAAGAACAGTTCGTTGTTCGGCCTTCCATTCCTTTGTGCTTGGATAGAAGAATCCAATGGATGTTCCCCAACGATACACCCTTCTAACATCTCCTGAATGAATGGAAGAAGACGATTTCCAACTAATAAGAATTTCTTTCATTTTATACTATACTATAAATAATAGTTTAAGCACCTAAAAAATTGGTCCAATCTTTCGTAAATAGAGGGGGGTATAAAAAATGTCAACTCCTTGCATTGTATTGCAACAAAAAGGAACCATTCGTCAAACAACGATTGAAAATTTAGAAATTGCAGAGATTGCAAAAGTATTGCGTCGAGCCCAACATCCAGAAAAAATTGGAGAATGGGTCTCTGAAGAAATCAAATTTGCAGTTTATGGATATATAAAAGGAAGAAGTGGAACGGAATCAAAACACAAGATTCCCTCTCCGTATGATGAAATTGACTTATTTGGAGATATTTTGATTGTAGCTTCTACAGAAGATGGGGCTCTTCATGCTTGTACAACTAAGACATGGGAAACCTTTCTAGAAGAGCAAAAGGAAGAGGAAGAGGAGGAGGAGGAGGAGTCTGATTCTGAAAGTGAATCTGAAGAGATTGAAGAAGTAAAAGAGGAGGAAGAAGAAGTGGAGGTTCCTGTTGAAGAGGAGGAAGAGGAAGCGCCTCCTCCTCCTCGTCGTCGTCCATCCGCCCGTAAGAAACCAAATCGTCGTCTTCCCGCCTATTATGCGCTTTCGGAAGTGGAAACAGATTCAAGTGCCGATGTAGAACATCCCTTTCGAGACTCGATTCGAGGAGTTATTGCATTAAAACTATCTATGCTATCTTCTTCTGATCAAATTGATTTGGAAAAGGGAATCTTTCGATCTACCTTGGAAGCCTGTCGAATGCATTATTGTTGGAGACGTTGGGAGAATCCTGAATTTCAATCTCATTATCAAGTGATTGCTCGTCGAACGATTACCAATTTAGATCCCACTAGTTATGTAAAAAATACAGAGCTTCTTGCAGCCGTTCTCTCCAAGACAATTGCCATTCATGAAGTTCCCTTTCTTCCTATGACAGAACTCTTTCCTGCCAAATGGAAGCCAATGGTGGACCAACAGATTAAACAAGAAATTCAGGCACTGGAAGGTGACAAAGATATGGCCTCTAACATGTTCAAGTGCAAGGCTTGTGGAAAATCACAGACAACTTATTATGAATTGCAGACTCGCTCTGCGGATGAACCAATGACTGTATTTATTCGCTGCATTCCTTGTGGAAAGCAGTGGCGGCAGTAGACTGCGACCCCTACGGGGTCGCAGTCTACTGCCTTAGCCTATGATGATCTCGTTCTAATATTCTTACATAAGTTCGTGATGGTATTCCACTACGAATCCATTGACTTTCACTTTTTGAACTGTGTACGCCTGTACCAAATTGGTTTGGATTAAACTGCTCTCCAGAAGGAATCGTTATAACTGGTTTACTACTTGGCGGTGCAGCAAATAATTTGGATTTACAGTATAAAATAGATGTCATAGTAACGAATCAATACACGGTATGTATTGATTCGTATTTGAATCAATTTTTAAATACCGCGAATAACAATGGTAGGAGGAGTGGATTCACCACTTGAAGAACTGCCTTCTTTTGGTAGAAGAGGTTTTGTAAGTTCTGCAACGGTTACTTTTGTAAGTTCTTTGACTCTTGTATCCAAATCTTCCAAGACCAATGTTTTTAATAATCCTTTTTTACGTTGGATCATATGCACAGCTTCTTCCGCGACTCTAACAAATCTTGAATCTCGATCAGCATGAGCCGTTGTATGTTCTAATCCATTTACCACGGGTGGTTTTTTCAAATCTGTATTTTTTTCAAATTTAATTTGAAATTCTTTTAGAACGCAGCTCAGAATGGGAGGAGCCTGTTCGATTAAACGATTTAATTCATTTTGCATCATTTTCAGAAAGGGCATGGCATCAATTCGTTCATTGGGATGCAATTTCATTTGAAATTCAATATTTCGTTGAAAGTTTCCCCAATTCACAGCGGCTGTATTATGCATTTCACAGGATTGTGCATATTGAAAAAAGGTATCCAAGGTTCCAATGACTCCCACAATAATGCTGACGGATCCTATGATCATTTGAGCCGTTGTTTTAGATTCCGAATTCTCACCAAAGAAGGAACCAAGACCAAAACTAGCGGTTCCTGTTAATGTGCTCAAAACAATGGCTGGTATTTTCATACGAAGGTTTTTATTCGATTGAAGCTGTCGGGATCGTTCGTGCATCCATTGGTAACAGGAGGCATGATCCGCCCATTCAATGGCTAATGTTTCTAATTCAGTGGTCCATCCATTATGAAACTTTTTTCCAGGTTTTCCTTCATTCCTAGAACTAATCACTCCATTTTGATTTATAGTAATACCAGGTGTATCTGCTTTGGGAGATTTGAAGGATTGAGAAGGGGTTCCCCCATCGACTACGATTGGTTCACTCATTTACTTGGTCTCTGAAATTTTTATTTTTTCTAGATGTTTTGAAAGAGGATCCCAGTCGCATTTATCAGACATGGAATGAACATTGGGTCAAATCGATATAGGAATTACAATCTGCACACCGTAAATTTAATAAGTTTTGGGATGTTATTTAATAGTTTATTTTATCATGGTAAAGTATCATTTTTTTAATAGAATTAAATTCATAGAATGATTTCAATTCTAACGTATAATATTCATGGACTCCCTTGGTCTGTCGATAATACTCTTCCGATTGCACGTTGGAGTGGTGTCTGTGGTGCCGATCTTCTCTGTTTTCAAGAAGTATTTACAGAGTCTCGTCAAAACACATTAAAACGTATTTTAGAAGAATATGATTATACAGTGTATTTTCCCAATGATGCAATTGGAAGTGTTGTACCCAGTGGATTATGTATTGCACTTCAAACTCATTCTTTATGGAAAAAAGTAAGTACACGGTTTACACCTTTTTTTCAGTACAATTATTGGGATACGTTTGCAAATAAAGGATATTTTGCAATTTATTTACAACATAAAAATGGAAAACATCTTCAGATTTTGAATACTCATATGCATAGTGATTTGGAACTTCCCTATTATTCTGGAACCTATTATACCAATCAACTAAGAACAAAACAATTAGAAGAGATGGTAAAAACATATGGAACTTCCACCACTCTAACATTGATTGTAGGAGATTTGAATCAGGAAGGAATGATTCACCCAAAGGTACACAATATTTGTTGCAAAGAAGGAGATGCTATCACCACCTTTCCTTCTACAGGTCACAATGTAGATCATATATCTGTGCTGATTGGAACAGGATCTATACCTATTTTAAAAAACATTCATATTGGAAATGAAGTTCCTTGGAGTGATCATAGTCCTTTGCTATGTAAAATTAACTTATAGACAGATTCTTCTCCTTACATAGAATGATGTATGAGATTCTTGGAAGTCTTGTCTTTCTTGGTATTCTATCGTATTTAATTTACCAACGATCTACACCTCTTACAGGTAAGTTAGATGCTGTGGCCAGACGCAACCAATTTTGCAATGTCTTAGAAACAATTCCCTATACTATTTCTGGGAAAGAAGTAGTATTTGAAATTATGGATAATTCCTGTGAAAGTGGTATGCCTCATACAACCGATGTTCGAACGATTCGCTTCCCTCAGTCTCTTTGGAAACAAAAAGATACAGATCGATTCAAACAAGTCTTGCGCCATGAGATGATTCATTTGTTGCAACGACAATCTCCCACGGCCTGGAGAGTTTATTACAAACGATGGGGCTACACCATTCAAAAAGAGCCACCGGCAGGGATTCCTGTTTCTATAGTGGAACGAGTTCGATACAATCCCGATCTAGCCGATGCTCCCTGGGCCATTTTTGAAGATCGCTATGTTACCGTAGCTTGTTATACATCCACTACCAATCCTCAACTACGGGATACAGAGATTGTAATTTGGGATTTAGAATTGGGAAATCAGGTGGATAAAATGCCAGACTCGTGGAAATGGAAGGGGATGCACCAAGCTGAACACCCCCACGAATTATCTGCGGAAATGGCGGCCGATCTTTCAAATCAAGCCTATGTACCGGATGGATTTAGGGAATTTTTAAAAATGCAATTCTAAGTGGTCAGCGCTTTCCACGAAACGGGAAAGGAAGGAAGGAGGAGCGTTTCTAGGGCACGAGCATAGCTTTGAATTTCTCGCTGGGCGCCTGGATCCGTTCGCAGTCGCCACAGTCTAGCATAGGCCGCCAAAGAAGCGGTTTCAATAAACTCTGTGTACATACCTTGGGGAAGGATGGCACGAGCAATTTCAGGAGCGACACTTCGTTCCAGCAGTGATTTATAGGTCAAAAAAAGCATCTCATTGGTTGTTTTGATCTCTTCCACTATTTCTATAGCATCCTCAACAGGTTCTTCTTTACTCCCTTGTTTGAGTTTTGGATCTCTGGCACGGAGTCCTTCTGGGTGAGGCGCCCAGAGTTCAGGAGTAGAATCGACGTACCGACGGCTCACTTCATTTCTAGCAAATCCAATGGTGTGGCGATACCATTCACGGGCCACAAAAATAGGCATCTTCACACGAAGGCGAATCTGTGGATGAAAAAAGGGACTCTCGTGGTGATGTTTTGCCAAATAGTTGATCAACCCAGCATCCTTGTCCACAAATTCTTTGGATTCTTTGGCAAAACTCACCCGTGCTGCATTTACGACCGTGAGATCATTACCAAACACCTCCAACACTTCAATGGATCCAATTCCATCGGCGGCTTTCCACATGGTTATGTCTGGATACATGTGTAACAGTTTAGATAAATAATCTACAGACTAAAAAGAAATGAAGATTGGAATTGTAAATATGTATAAAACTTTATATGAGTGCAAATATCTTATAAATGCAATTATATCTCTGAACTATACTCCCCTTGTAATAGATGGATTTAATCATACCGAGGAAGAAGTATACAACTATATTAAATCGAGTCCTATTACACACTGGATTTTTTCAGGAAGTCCACAATATGTAACGCATGAAGAATCATCACAAATTTCTCTCAAACTTTTAAATTTAAAAAATAAACGATGTATGATGATATGTTATTCTATGGAGAGTATATTAGTTCAATTGGGATGTAGTATTTCTAAACGCTCTCACAATAAAAAAGAAATATTTCGATTGGCGGTGGATGGAAAAGATCCTCTTGTTCTTCGTCGCAATCATCACTGGTATTTTAAACCATCTGCAATTAAAGAACCAATTAAATTACTCGCATCCTATGATGGAGAAGCTATGATAGCACACTATAAAAATGCTGTATTAATTCAATTTCACCCTGAAAAAAGTGTAGATGGAAAAAAACTTATTGAAGAATGGATAAAATCATAATCCCTTTTTAGAATGGTCCTAGAGCGCGAGGTTCCTGTGTCCACAAGTCCTTTAGAAAAATCTGTAAAACAACCTGTCATTAAACAACATCCTCTCCGAACTGTAACCCCCAAAATGAAAGTTCATTCAGTAAAAGAACCTCCTCCCCTGATAGAGCTGCGGTCCCTATTTGCATAATGGACAATTTTTATGAATATTGTAATAAAGAATGGGAGGCACATACGCTCATTCCACCCTATCGAGCTGCGTATGGTGTCAGTGAAGAAATTGAAAATGATATCAAAGATACATTTGTAAGTTTAATTAAAAAATTACCCTCTTCAAATCCAATTTCCATTCTGTGGACGTCTGCTTATCATCGTGAAGATCCCTCCAATCTAACCGCTATAAAATCATTATTTCATCGTATTGCCTCTCTTAGCACGATTGAATTGATTGGACGCGGAATTGGATTTTTTAATCGGTGGCAGTTACGATCCCCTCTTACATTCCTGGTATCTCGTGATGCATTTGATAGTTCTATTTGTAGAATTCACATGTATGAACCTATGCTAGGAATTCCAACCTATGCAGTCTATCGATCACATTCGAACCCAACTCTAACAGCTTATCGTCATATGTTAAAAGAAGCTGGAAGTAAACTTGGATTTTCAGAATTGGATCAGGTCGTTGAAATTGAACAATTCGTCTACCGATATCTTTCTTCTGAGGGAGCGATGGATGATCCTTCTAAAAGTCATTTTACATACACCTTTGATTCATTTACCAAAGAATATCCTTCCATACCTCTTACATCCATGTTAGAGTCGTGGGGATGTTCTTCCTCTGTTATACATTCCACAACCTTTGTGATCACGAATCCACGCTATATAAAAGCCTTTGATCGAATGTGTCACACCTTTGAATTAGGAGCCTTTCATATCTGGTTGCAATCCTATGCCTTGCTTACCCTTATGAATTATTTACCCAAATCAATACAACATTATGGATTTATGTTTTATGGAAAATTATTACAAGGAAAAACGGAAGAGCCTCCTCTTCAAGAATTTGCAATGGGAGTTCTACAAAAAACAATGCCACAATTCTTAGGAAAACTCTTACATGATAATACCCCTCGTGTACGTGAAATTAAAGAGATGAGTTCCTCAATTGTGCATCGATTAAAACGAGCCGCTGTTCATCGCATGAATGCAGTGGAATGGCTATTGCCTGAAACACGTGCTATGGCAGTTAAGAAACTGCAACAGATGCATGTTCAAATTGGATATCCACGAGCCTGGCGCCACCCCATCGTATCCCTTCATCCCACCACTCTTCTTGAAAACGTAATTACCCTTGGAGAAACAGATACGAAACGATCCATATCAGAATTGGGTCGTGCATGTTCTAAAGATGATGGAGTATGGGAAGATGGCATTTTTATTGTAAATGCATTTTACTATGCCGATCAGAATAAAATGGTAATTCCACTTGGAATGTTGCAATCTCCTTTTTTTGATCGTAAAAAATCAATTGGATGGAACTATGGGGGAATTGGATGTGCAATTGCCCATGAAATAACGCATGGATTTGATGAGGGAGGCCGATTGTACGATGAAACAGGAAGTTGGAAAAACTGGTGGTCTTCTCAGGATGAACTTCATTATCACGAACAAACAAAAAAACTAGTGAAACTTTTTGATAAAAAAGCATACAAAGGAGGCCATGTGAACGGAACCCTCACATTGGATGAAAATTTAGCCGATTTGGGAGGTATGGCCATTGCTTTACAGGCATTAGAAGAACATATACAAGACAAGTCAAAACGGATACCGTATTTACGTGACTTTTTTAAAGCCTATGCAACTTCTTGGAGACTCAAAGATCGATCTAAAAAAGCCCAACAAGCCTTGGAGATTGATCGCCATGCGCCTCCTGAATTTCGTGTCAATTTAATTGTCTCTCAATTCTCTGAATTTTATGAAGCCTTTGAAGTCCCCGAAGGAAGTCCAATGTATATTGCTCCTGAGCATCGTATTAAACTCTGGTAACTACTCCAAAATCACTAAATCCTTTAAATTCCAATATTCATACATTCCATTGGGAAGAGGACGTTTCAATATAAAGGGTAATTTCTTTTCCTTAAATTCTAGTTTCGCAATCTCATACGAATCTGTAACTCCTTCCGGTACAGCCACATATGAATGGGATCCTCTTTCAATTTGACTCGTACGAAGAAATAACAGTGTTGTTTTTTCATAATGAGTGAGAAAGGGATATGTAATATGATATTTATCACCTGGACCGGATAGAATCAAACGTTCTTTTACGGCTTCTTCAAAGGGTATCCAGATACGGGAATGTTGTTGACGGAGAACATTCAGTTTGGCACGTTCATCCGTATCAGCTTCTGTCATTTCCTCTTCCAGCTCCTCCCCCATCTCTTCCTCGTAGTCATCCTCAACACCTCCTCCTTCTTCGTCGGCCATTCTCTTTTACCAATAGAAAAAAAGAATGCGGAGAGCCTTCAACTTTCTTCGTAATCTAGAGTAGGAGAGTTTAAGTCATGTCTAGTTCAATTCTTCAAATAGGAGGAAAAAATAAAGGAGGGCAGCCGCAGCAGCAGCAAAACAAAAATATTTTTAAAATTGCTCGTGGAAAGATCTTATCCGTAAGTTCAATTGCAGAACTTGTATCTGCACTCGATGAATTGTATAATAAAGTAAATTGTCCTGCTGGAAAAACAAAACCTCCTAAAAATTATAATTTAGGAAGTGAGTTGAAACAAGCAAAGAAAAATGCCAGTACTTTTATTGGAATATTATCTACTGCCTGTGGATTTCAGAACACTGGAACTACCGGTTCCACTGGTTCTTCAGAACCCAAAACTCCAGATATTACCTTGGTTGATTTTTCTAAATTCAAGGATCGGTTTACAATGGTCTTTCGCTCCATCAATGAGCGATTAACCAAAGTGGATAGTAATATTACTACCTTTGGAATTGGAAGTAAAAAATTAAAGGACCGTGTACCAGACTATACTCCTACTGAAATGGTTGTAGAACGTGGTAGAAACTTTACAACTCGGTATTTGGATTTAAAAACCAAAGTTGCAAATTTAGAAAGTGAAGTAAATCAAATTTTAGATTTTGCTCAGAAAGGATCGATCAAGGATGGATCTCCCTATTTGAATGAATATTATCGATCTTTGTTAGCGGTTCAGAGTGTTTTAACCGGATCGGTAAGTACGGATACACGATCCAAAGAGTTTCCAGGGGCCAAAGAATCGTCTGAACGAATTAAATCACATGCAGCCGATGTGTTGAGTCTCTTAACCACCCTGGAATTGGATGTTGGAATGATTGAAAAGAATGGAACAGGGGAGGAAGAAGAAAGAAAGATGGTATCCATTTCTGTAAACTTTCTTACCAATACAGATTTAGAGAATGTACCTGATATAAATGAATATTTAACTTCTACCAAACCATATTATTATTTTGATATGGAAACACCTCCTCGTTATAATGTTGGAGATGAATGTATCTTACCGACATCAGGAAAAATTACAGGTGTGACTTCTGGACCCCCTTTTACCTATAGAATTACACTTGATGATGGTACTATACAAAATAATGTAGTTGAAGAAACGATTAAACGAAAGGATCCTACTTTGTTAACAGATGGATTTAGTAAGAATGAAATCTATCGATCCCTTCAAGCGGTGAATGGATTTGCATTTTTACAAATCTTAGAAAATCACGAAGATATGATTCTTGCGTTAGATTCAATTAAACTAACGGAGGATACATTTGTATTTATAAATGATGTATGCAATCATTTATTTCAATTACCAGAAGGGATGGAAACCTTTTCTTATGCAGAAGCAATTGCAAAAGGTGATTTTAAAAAGCAAATTCCTGTTCTAGCCGTGATTCATCAGCTTCACTTTATTGGAACGTTACTGAACTACAAGAGAACTGCTGCATCTGTTACAACTTCAGAAAAAGTCGATACAAGCTCTGTAGATGCAGCTAAGAAACAAGTGGAGGATGCAACCAAGAAAGTGGATGATCAAAAAAAGAAATTAGAAGCAATAAATACCGAATTGGAGAGATTTAAAACAGATCTCAAAGATATTTCATTTCCTAAAACTCTAACATCGGCGGAGAAAGGTGTTCAATTGCAAATTACAACTGCAGAAAAATCACTAGATTCAGCAAACGTAACATTAATAAACAAAAAAGAAGAAAACATAAAAGAACTTGCAAAATTAAATGCAATCGATACGAATTTAAATTTAACAGATAAATCTACGAGAGAAAAGGCGTTGATAGAGCGTACAACAATTCAAACGAATCTTGCTGCAATCAAGGGCGCGATTACTAAGTTTGATTCTGAATATAATAGATTAAAAACCGAGTTAGATGGTATTCTTGATTTTTACATAGGAACAAATCCTACTCTGCCGACGGGTATATCCCCCCCTACTGGTGTAACAATTCCTACACCCAGTATGAAGGCCATTGCATTATTTAAACGGTATGATATTCGCAACAAAGAAAAAGAGGATATTGAAAAAGAGATAAAAACACTCGAAGCAACTCTTGCAGAGGCAGAGAAAGCATTTGAAAAAGCATCTGCAGGAGTTGCTGCAAATGAAGCAAAAGGTAAAGAAACGGCTGGAATGTTTGTAGTTCCTGACTTTCGAGGTGATCTTGTTGCAAAATATAAATATGCCATGAATTTTACATTAAATACGAAAGAGGTTTCAATGAATCTAGATGAAATTGTAAAAAATATATATCGATCTATACGAGATTCTACCTTTGGTATTCAATCACTTGAAACGGTACAAGTTAATTTAAAGAATGCACAGTTTCTTCCTACACCTGGTGTACCAGAAGCCATTGCCGCAATAGCACCAGGAACAATTGGATCATTAGCAACTCCTATAAATGCACGTGCAGAGGAAGCAGAATTGATTGAACTTGCTTCAAAACAGGTTTCCTTAGAAGATAAACAATTACTGAATACAATTACAATGTTAGGAATTGATTTTATAGAGGCCTATGGATCCTCTGTAAAACAATCTTTTCTAGACAGCCGACCTGCTGCAAAAAAGAAGGATCCTTTTAGTTATTCAGACATTGATCAAATGGTTCAAATTACTAAAAAAGGTCTTCCTACCACTCCTACTGCAACTATGCCTAAATACACGTGGGAGAAGGCACAGGAACAGTATGATAGAATTAAAGGACTTATGGGGGAGTATCAACGTATGAAGGATAAAATTAGTATTTCGTAAATTTATTTTATAGATTAGATCCTAATAACACTAAAGAAAATCCCCTGCGGGAATTTTCTTTAGTGTTATTAGGATGCATCCCCATCCCCGCAAAGCGGGGATGGGGATATATTCTACTAATGGAAAAGATTTGCTTCGCAAATCTTTTCCATTAGTAGGATGCAGCTTATGGCTGGTCGGCAATGCCGACCAGCCATAAGCAGTATTCTATAGATAGTATAGAAAAAACCCTTTGGGTTTTTTCTATACTATCTATAGAATGCATCTATAAAATAGATAGGCTGCTTCGCAGCCTATCTATTTTATAGATTAGATCCTAATAACACTAAAGAAAATCCCCTGCGGGGATTTTCTTTAGTGTTATTAGGATGCATCCCCATCCCCGCAAAGCGGGGATGGGGATATATTCTACTAATGGAAAAGATTTGCTTCGCAAATCTTTTCCATTAGTAGGATGCATCACCCATTAGATCAATATGGGTTAGATGGGTGTTACTATATTCGATCCAATGTATACGATGTTCCAGAATGGAATCAGTTGCATACAATGGTTCCTTTAAAAAAACAAACCTACACCATTATTCCTCATTTACATGGAGTTGATACTCAGTATGAAATAGGATCGATTCTTGCCATAGGAACCTATGGAAAAGTATTTCATGCAAAACGGGCCCGACAAGGAGGAGATCGAAATATAGTCATTAAAGAGCATGAAACAAATAAACCTTCCTCCTATATACTTCACGAAGCTATACTTCATGCAATTGTTCACAAAACATTTACAGAGATTGGATTAGGATGTGTGATTCCTGAATTATATGAAGTTACCACACGAAAACCTCATTCGATTTGTATGGCCATGGAATGGGTGCAAGGATCTACCCTCTTACACTATTTTCATATCTATTTAACAAGGATTCGAAATGCCGCAACGACTCCTATTCTACCAGACTCCTTGCAACAAGCCAGAGCCAAGAATGATGCATTAGTGTTAGATGTGTTAGTGCAAGTTGCCATTTATCTCACTATCTTACAAAAGAAATTACAGTTCAACCACCGTGATTTAAAAATTAATAATGTATTAATTCGACATACATCGGCTAGAAGTCGATCTATTCTACGATTATTAGATCATCCCCTTTTATCAAAACCGTGGGAATGTCGTCACGATGTGGTGGTGATTGATTTTGGGTTTTCCTGCATGATGGGACTAACTCCATTTGAAGCTGGAACTTTCTTCAAATCCTATCCTCCTTCCATAAATTCAGGACGAGATTTAGCTTTATTTATCTATTCCATTCATGTATTTTTTCCACTGGATCAATATCTCTCTCCTTCTCTATGGACTTTCTTACAATCTTGTATGACAATCCCTGTCGGATCTACAATGGTTTCATTGTTTAATGGAATTCAAACAAATGGAACTCCGTGTTCACCAGGATCCATCATTCCATTTGATGAAGGAATTTATCACTTCTTACAAAAGAAAGAAGTCAATTTAAGTTCCTGCGATCCCTTTGTCTTCTTAAAGAATGTGAACCATAGTATGGGAGGGGGATAAAATTGATAAGTTTTTTACCTATTATTATAGTCTATATACTACGTAATGACCTCTTTACAAACCTTTCTTAACTCTCACCGAGTGGAGAAGGGTGCGGAATGGAATTTAACAGGAATTGGATCCGATCTAGGATCTTACTTTGTACCTCCTGAAGAGTATGAAACATTTCTAGCACTTCACCGTACAAGGGTCTTTATTAACAAGCAACCCTCTTACATGTTGGAGAAGCACATGGATGGCAAAGGTCCCCTTATTGTGGATCTAGATCTACGTCACCCAGCAGGAGTTCCGTTAGAACGTCGATTTACAACAGAGCATCAGCATCAATTTATTGAAGCCTATGCATCCGCTTTGGCAAGATTTGTCGATATTAGTCAACTTCCTACTGATTTGAGTTTCTATGTTCTTACAAAACCAGGCCCAGAACATGCTGCCGATCATCATAAAGATGGGATTCATATTCAGTGCCCTTCCATTACTGTAACACCAGAGTTGCAATATGTGATTCGTGGTTATTTATTGGAACAGAAAGTGATTGAAACTATCTTTGCAGATACAGAGCTTACAAATGACGCAACGGATTGTTACGATGTCTCTGTGATTCATCGAAATAACTGGTTCTTTTATGGAGCCGGTAAACCAAACAAGTCCCAATATAAAATTCAAGAAGTGATTACGATTCCAAGAGATTCCTTAAAGGATGTTTCGGTTGCAGAGATACCTGATAAAATAGTTCTCGAAGAGGATGCGATTCCTATCAACACGTTAGAGATTACAAAATTATTATCAATTCGACGAAATCATGATGTGCTAACACCTCTTGTTATGCATGAGGAGACCGCGGCTGAATATAGAAAATTAGTTACAGCGTGGGGACAGGGAAAAGCAGTACCTTCAAAAGTATCTACACCTCTTATACTTCCTTCTACACTTCGTCACGAGACTGTCTCGGATGGAGGGAGTGAATCATTAGTAGGAGTTCCTGCCAATGAGGATGAAATTGCACGAGCCTATCGCTTGGTAAAAGAATGTTTGAATGCTGAAAAACGCTGCGGCGAATATCATGATTGGATTAATATGGCAATTTGTTTAAAG